GCCGCATAGACCTCTGCGTATGGCAGGCCAGAGGCGATTGCAATTGAACGAGCCACGCAGTCACCTGCTGTGCCTTTGTAGCCTGCGGCCTCTCGGCCTCCATCGTTGTACTGATATTCCATTTCGCTTTCCTTCGCTGTTGTAGCACCGAGAATTTCAGTGCTTGGTGTAATTGTAACATAAACAAAGTGGGGGCTGTAAACCCCCTTTGAAAATATTTTTACTAGGACTTACCCTAATGCCACCTCCACCACTTTTGGGCGCTGGATGATGGTCTGTTTGACACCGTCGTACAGGGTGTGTTCCTTGACACTGGCCTTGATGGTTTTAGTCTCGCCCTTCAAACCAATGTCGGTCAAGCCTTTGTAGGTCAGGACGTTACCCTGCTCGTCACGAGCGATGTTGATGTAGTTAGTCCCGTAGTAACCTTCAATTTTGACAATACGGTCGATGGTGATGGTCAGGGTGACCTTGTCGCCCACATTGCCAATGTACTCGCTGGTCAGGCGCGTAGCCTCTTTGCGGTCTATGGTGGCGAAGCAGGACTCGGTAGCCTCGGTCTGCTTTTCAGACAGGGTTCCCCAATAACCCAAACGCTCAATCATCGAGCGCAGGAAGTCATTCTCGCCCGTGTAAGCGTCCAGACGTGCCGCCAAGGCGCTGTTTTCTTTGCGCCATGCCTCGGTAGCCGCCGCACGCTCGATGGCTCTGGCGGCGTGCTGTTCATCAATCCAAGCCTTACGGGCTTCGCGCTTCTTCTCTGCACGCTTCTCAGCACCCTCTTGACGACGTGCGCGGGTGTGGTCGGCGCGAACCTTCTCAAAGTTCTCAATGCCTCGACCAGTCTTAGCCACGCAATCGCAACCGACCTTGAACTGACGTGCGCCAGCGATGGAGCCTTTTATCCAAAACTCCCAACGAATGCCAGTGCCGCAGTAGTCACAGCAACCGCCAGCCTTGCTAGTGCCGTCAGGCAGGGCGAACACGTTCTCTGTGACGTGAGTGCAAGAGAAGGGAGCCTTACCAAGGCCAGCTTTTTCAAATGGGTGTGTCATGGTGTGTCGCTTTCTTTTCGCTGTCCTGCGGATTGCAGTGAGGCTAGTATAACCTCAAATTAAACCAAGCAAAAACTAGGGACTTTCCCTAATGTCTGGTTTTTCTTCCATTTTCAGGTGGGCCAACAATTCTTTCACCGCGAACACGTCAGTGGGGTAGACGTTGATGTATCGCTCAATCTCATTCAGGACGTAGCTGTAGCCCGCGTCGAAGCCCTTGATGTACTCAGACATCACCGCCTCGCTTTGAGGGCGCTTACAGCCCTTGTGGGCCTTCGTGAAGGCATCGAACTGGGTCAGGATGTCGCTGACAGGGACGGGCATCTTGACGGCCTGTTGAAATCCGCAATGCCTGCACTCCATGCATTGGGTGTTGCTGTTGTGAACGATATGGTCGGTGTTCATGCTGTCTCCCTTGCTTCCTTGCGACCGCGCTCAACAAAATAGCGTGCGTCTGATTGCTCGTCGATGTGTTCATCTTGAAGCATCTTGCGGATGCCCTCTGCCACGGCCCTCGCCTTGTCGGCGCTGTTGGCCTTCTCGTAACGATAGCCTGCGTTGATGTACTCTGCTTGTGCGTGCTTCATGCTGTTACCTCTGGCGCATTGATGTAACCCTGCTCGATGAGCGAGGCGGCGGTACGACCAAAAAAACCTTGCAGTTGCCATGCAAGCCCCGTGTCAACCAAATGTTGCCACGCCTCCAATACTTGCTCTTCGCTCTCAGCTTCAATGAAGCCCTCTGCCAAACCTGTTGCTGTGTAGTTGTCCATGATGATTCGCTTTCGTTTCGGTTATGTTTCGGTTTAATAGTCTTCGCCAGCACGGGCTGGTTGTGCGCCCAGAAACTCTGGGTTGTATGTTGTTGCTCCTGTGGCTTTTTGCTCTGCTTCAAAGGCATCACGCGCCTTCTCAAGTGTCACAAACTCAGCAGAGCGCGTTGGGTTGGCGCACATCCATTCGACAAATGCGTCTGTCGGTTTAGGTGGTCGCGGGGAAAAGCCCACCTTTTTACGCCAGTTGCCGACTGTCTTGTTTGGTTTGCTCATGCCGCCACCTGCAATGCGTTTCGGCGTTTTTGCGCCAGCCTACAAGCGGCAAGACCAACATAGCCATTGCGCTTGAGCCAACGCTCAAACTGTTCGTCTGACAGGTTGATAATTTTTTGTGTGATGTTCATGGTGCTCTCCTGATGGGGGCCGAAGCCCCCTGTTGGTTAATCTGCGCGTGAGCCTGTGTAGCACTGGACACCATGCTTTCTCAGCACATGAGCAAACGCATGAGCGCCAGCTTCTTTGATGTCCATCGACTGGGTGTAGTTGCCTGCTGGGTTCCAAATGCTCCAGCCTTTTTTCCAATGTTTAGAGCCAACATTGTTTTTCTTGCACCACGTCACAAACGGTGTGCGTGCGCTTGGCAGGTCGACCCAAGCAAAACCGCAGTAGGCGGGTTCGCCGTACTTGGCTTGGAACTCTGCTTCAGCCGCCTTGGCGGCGGAGATTGCTTCTTCGTAGATTGATGTGAAGTTCATGATTCGCTTTCGTTTAGTTAAGCCCCCGAAGGGGCGGGGGGTTTACTTACTGGTGACCTTGACAGAAAACACGGCGCTGACCTTGGTGAAGGTGGCGTATGCCTCTGCGCCATGTACCTTGATGAAGGCGTCCTTGTCGAACACAGAGCGGTTGGACTCAATGTAGGTAGCCTTGAAGATTGCGCCTTCGACAACCTTTGCACCGCCTGCGCTGGCAGACTCTTTGATGGAATCTTTGATTGCATCGGCTTGTTTTGTGAGGTCGGCAATCTGAGCCAACAGTGTGCCGAGTGTGTCTACTGATGTGAAGTTGATGTCGTTTGATTTCATGATTCGCTTTCGTTTAGTTGCCTGACTGCTTGATTGCTGTCAGTGATGCTAGTTTAAGCCCAAATTAAACGCCGTCAACAACTTTCTAAAAATAATTTCTAAGGAAAACCCTAATGTTGTAAAAAAGCAACCGCTTTACTCGCAAACCGTAATGCCAAGCAAACGTCTGGTGTCGTTGAGCAGGTCGTCCTCGTCGTAGCCGTAGTGCTTGGAGAACTTCTTCGTGCCAAGCCCGTGGAAGCCCGTAGCGCCCCTGTGATGCTCAGGACATAAAGGGATGACGTCGTAGTGGCTGGAGCGCCTTCCAGCCCCTGTTCCAGCCCTTTTGTGGTGTAGTTCGGCGGGCGTACCCTCGTAGCCCTGCCTTCGGCATACCGCGCACCCCAGTTCAGCCACGCGTCTCATGTGTTTTTTCTCTGCAAGTGTGGTCATTATTTTTTATTTGTAAAACCGATTCGGTTCTTCAGGTCGTGGCAAGTCTGGCATCGCCACTGAATGCCACCCCTACTGTTCTTGCCTTTTACGTCTGCGGGGTTCAGGCGACATACCTGACAGGTCTTAGGCTTGTTGGTCATGCTTCATGCCTCGCACAAACAAAGCAAACGACGCGGTGGTGTCCCCTCCGCTGGTCATCTTGTCAAACTCAACCGCAACCTCTTCCAACACGTTGTTGCGCAACTCGTTATCCAACTCCTTGTCAGTCATCGGCTTGTGATAAACCCCGATAGTCCTGTAACCCTGCTCTCGCAGGACACGGTCAAACTCATCATCTTCATCATTCTTCATGGTCATCCTCCACATTGAATAAATCATTAAAGCAAATCCAGCGACCGCCAGATAGTGCGTGTGGGTTATCCACCCATCAGTCAAAACCATCACCCAGCTTAGACTGTGGAGGACGCCCCATTGAAACGAATTAAAACGCATAACGATTAGAGCAAAGAACGTCGATGACGGTCTCTGTGCTGTAGCCGTTGACGTAGCGCTTGCCGTATATCACGCGGGCGCGGAGGCCAGCCTCTTGACAATCCTTGATGGCATCAATCTGCTCACCACGACTCAGGGGTTGAATGTTCCTGTCCATTATGAGGTTCTGTGCCGTGACATACGGTTCCTTGTTGGACGAACACCCAGCCAATGCGCTCACTGCGCACACTGCAATAAAAATCTTTTTCATTGTGTTGCCTCTCCTTTATCTTTGATGCGCTCGAACCGATTCATAAATTCAACTAAACGCTTTGCAAACTCTTGGTCTTCGCCAACTATGAATGCCGTGCTTCCAGTCTCTGAATCAACCACTGCCTCAGACAGTGCGCCACCCCAATTTTTGGGAACTTTAACTATGTCAATTGAATAGGTTTTCATATAGTTGCCTTTCCTTCTGCTCTGTTATTTGCTTGCTCTGTTCTCCAAATTTCGACACGCAACTCTGCGGCTGTTATGTCCCACTTCAACTTCTCTTCAATCTCGACTGCGGCTTTGAGGCCCATCAGCAACTCGACCATCTCTGGGTGAGCGTAAGCCTCTCGCTCCTGCGCACCGATGGCGGTCTCCATACTTCGCTTCATCAAGATGCCCTTTAGGCTTTTGCGGAAATGCTCGATGTAGGTGCGCTCTGCCTTTGCTTTTGCAAACAGCGAGGCGTGCTTCAAGATGTAGTCCACAGCCTTGTGTGGGTCTCTCTCTTCACTCATAGTAAGCCCTCCTTTTTGCGCGGTTGCGCTTGATGACCATGCCAACAAAAATTACGACACTTATCCAGAACATGAATCCAGACAATGACATGAAAGCCCAAAAAAACTCTCCGAATGTGTTAAACATTTACTCCTCCTCTGGTGGACGTTGAGACATCTGATAAAAAACAAAAATCATGGCGGCAATTGCCCAAGCCGCCACTCCCGACACAAGAAAAAACAAACCCAAAATATTCAACATCGTTTCCATCAGTCACCTCCTTTGTTGATAAAGTCTTCTCGAACATCGACCATTGCCTGCGCTTGCTCAAAAGCCTCATAAGCAATGTCTATCTTTGACTTTCCTTTGACAGGCTTTTGCATAAGGCCCATCAGCGCAAACATTGCATAGATGTCAATCAATTCTGGTTCAGTTTTCATGTGCGACTCTTTTCTTTTTCTTTGAGGTATTGCGTGACATGGTCATGCAAGATGTCAATTAATGGCGGGTCTCCCGCAAACAAAAAGTACACGACGACCAACGACAAAATCCAATTCATAAAACCCCCTCTATGGTCACCTTGACCATGCCACCGACCTCGTCCGCCCAATACACACGCAGGTCTTCAATCAAGGCGTCGTCCTCCATCACACCTGCGTGAGTCATGGAGTCAAGCAACGCCTTCAGCAGGTTGTCTAAATCGCGACGACGACGGTCTGGGCGGAAGCATTGAATCTTCACCTTCACCGCGTAATCAATGTGCTTTGCGGCACGCTGTATCAGCACTTGGTCAGCAACAGCCTTACGGTACTCGCGCCCCTTCGCGCTGATGATGGTGCGACCGTTGAAGTTGCGCCAGTAAGAGTTGACCGTGGGAGGCCACGGTAGTGTTATCTCAATCATTTCCATTCCCCTGTGTTACCTCTGTTGCCCTTTGCCCACTGGTCTCTAACATCCGCCTCAAGGCGGGACTTGGGGTGAAGTTCATTCCATCCCTTGTGGCGCTTCCCACGCTCGTCAACGTAACCATTGAACCAGCGGTACGCGCTATCGCGATTTTGCATACGCATCTTGATAATTTCTCGAACGAGACAACGGTGACGATGCTCATCTTCTCCTTCGCCCTCCTGCCCATAATTCAAAACCTTCCCCCGTTGTCAAACGACATCGGTATCGAGTCATGGTTCTCTATAAACTGCTGGCTGTCTTTGTGATACCAAAGCGAATACCAATCTTCTGACTCGCCGTTACGTTGCTTCTCACACATCAGGTAAGCATCAGGAATCATTGGGTCGACGGAACCGTTCTGTGCGTCGTGTTCTTTTTTCTTGTTGCGCCACACCATCAAGACGTTGTCCACTTGGTCACTGATTGAACCTGACCCCTTGATGTCGTTTTTGTTGGGCTTGATTTCCTCACTTTGCAATTTGCGGATGTGGTGAATCAAGTGGACGTGGACGTTGTGGTCGCGGGCCAATGATGTCAACTCATCGACAAAAGATTTCTGTGCGTTGTAGTCATCCTCACCAGACACGCACTTCATAAGCGAATCAATGAAGATGTGTTGAACGCCCAACTCGACTGCGCTGTAGCGTGACACCGCAATCACTTGTTGTGCGGTCACCGTGCCTTGTTGGTCATAGAGCCAAAGGTTTGCGTGGGCAAATGCTCTCATGCGGGTGATGAGGCTTGTCAGGTATCTGGCCTTGTCTGTGTAGCGTGGGAAGTAAATGTTCTCACCAGCAAACTGGCGAAGCATACGAAACAGCGTGCGCTTAGGCTTCATCTCAAACGAAGCAATCATCACGCGCTGGCCCTGCTTGATGAGGCCCATTGCAATCTGGCCCGTCACCATAGACTTGCCGCCACCATTGCCACCAGCGTACAAGGTCACCTCGCCCGCACGAAACTTAAACCCTGCATGAGTCTTTGTCCAAGGCATGGTCTGAGACACGTCAACCACTGGGCTGGCAATCTCAGCTTCAATCTCGTCCAAGAACTCGCTTGCGCCCTTAACTTTTTGGGCTAAGTCATTAGCCTTGAGGTACTTTTCAAAATCAATCTCGTCTGGTTTGACGATACGAATACGACGAGCCGCATCAAGTTCCTGCGCTCTTTTTTGCACGTCAGACGTTTGCATATTTCATTGCCTCTTCAATTCGCTGTTGTGATAATTTCATTCGCTCTCTATCGGCCTCGCTTAACTTTTTACCTTGACTAAGGTCGTAAGCGCAGATGCTGACAACCAATGCCTCAAACGAAATAATTCGCATGAGGTCGCTGGCGTAAAACGCAGGCTTCAAACTCTTCTTGCCCTCGACTGGGTACTCGCGTCGCTTGTCGTCTGGTGGGAACAGGTCTGTCATGTCCATGCCCAAAGCCTGCACGACGTTAAGCGTCTCGCAACCCGCAAAGCAGTGAAGTAGGATTCGACCGTCCTCGTTCTCGCGTATGGCAAGCGATGGCCCCTTGTCGTTGTGCGCAGGACAGCAAGCAGTCCAAGACCCATTACGGCCCTTGACCTTGGTCAGCATACCCAGCATACGTTCAACTGGTGTCATATGACCCTCCGACCCACGGCTGGCGTGCCTGCGTCGTCTTCCCAACGACGTTGGTTGATGTACGTCAGAGGTGCTGGCTCAAAGCCCGTTGTCCACTGCTCGGTCACCTTGAGAGCATTGACCTGCGCGATGATGGTCTCAGCCACAGCATCGCATCCAGCCTTGGCCCATTTCTTTTGGCACTCGGACTTTGCGACCTTGCGTTTTGATGAGGGCCAAGCATTCCAGAACTCGTCGAATTTCGACGATGTATTTATATTCTTCTTCTGTATCTGTATCTTCTTAGGGTTATCGTTCGCTTTCGATTCGGTTTTCGATTCGGTTTTTGACGGTCTCCCGCCTCGCTTTCCGAGTTGTCGATTATTTTCAACTTGATGTTGATACTTGATAACTTCAGCATGGCAACGATTGTTGAAATACCCTGTTTCGGTACGTTCAAAGAATTCATCCAAAACCGATTCGGTTATGTCCAAATCTAGGCGTATCTTTCTCGCAACCGATTCGGTATCGAGTGGGATTTCCTTCTCGCTCATGTAGTACAGGTCAAGCAGGCGTCGGTACGCCAAGTCCTCAGCATCACTGAGATGAACCGTGTGTGTGAGGTAATCACCGATGTGAAATTTGTACCATATCATTTCGCTGTCTTTCCAAAGATGTCTGGGCGTAATTCAGCCCGCTTCACTTTCCTACCCGTTAGCGACTCTATGTCGCGTGCCAGTTCAGGACTAGGTAGTTGTCGTCCTGTAACTATCAAAGAAAACCATGTTTTGCTGATGCCCAACTTTCGTGCAAAAGCAATCATCGACCCCCTCGGTTTATCTGCAAAATATTCTCGTAGTGTCATTGTTTACCTTTCCTTGGTTAAGCGGATATTACACCAAAAAAAATTGTTGTGCAATCCCGCGTTAAACATGGTACAGTTCATCCTGTTTAACTTGAAAGCGAACCATGCACGATGAAAGTGAAATGCACCAACTCATGTTGGAAAGAATGCAAAGGCTTGAGGAGGCTCTGGAAAGGGCTGAGGCAGGCGTTGCTAGTGGGGGCGACTGGGACATCATC